CCAGGAAACGACAAGCGATATGGCATCCGACCTTGGCAATTCCTGGGACAACTGTTCCAGGCTGGTCGCGAAATCGGTCTTTCCCGAAGGGGAATGGACGTTTGCCGTCCGGTTCCGTCCCAGCGCCTCGGCATAGTGAACCGGCGTCGTCGCCAGCCCGTATTCGCCGGTGCCAGGGATCAGCGCCACCCCCCGCACCGCCCCGCTCAGGCTGGCCGCCGGGTCGACAGCCGGGCCTTGGGCCGCCCGAATCACTTCGAAGCTGAATTGCGGAACACGGTTGCCGTATGCGGCAAGCTCCAGATCCTCGATGACGACATAGGCCAGGCCACGATAGGCCGGGGCCTTTCCGGCTCCTTCGATTCCCTCGATCAACGGATCAGGCAACTGGTCCTCGCTGCCGCTGTAGATCCGCATGTTAAGATCAGGCGCCGAGATTTCGTTGCCATCCGCCCAAATCCTGCCGACCCGCAGGATCTCACCTTCGCAAAGCCCGATCGCAAGGCTGACCGAATAGCTGTAGTCGTTGATCTTGGGCTTTGGCGCGCCCTTTCCGGCCCGGCGACGACGAACCGTTTCGGTGAATTCCGTGGCCCAGACAACCTGCCCACCGATCCGCATCCGGCCCCAGACCTGGCCAATGGCCGATCCTTCGCTCGCACCCGTCAGGCGCAGCCGGTCGATCCGACCTATGTCCACCGGCTCTGATCCGCCGCCCAGGATACGTTGGTCGATAGCCCGTCCGATCGTGGCCCCGATGGCGCGACCGATCACGGCACCCGAGAGGCCCAGAACGGTTCCACCAACACCGGCGCCGATCATCGCGCCTGCGGCCGAAAGCAGCAAAGTGGCCATTCACTTGGTTCCTTCTGGAAAGGCAAAGCGCGCCGCGATCCGGCGCTCCCAGGGTGTCGAAAGCGAACATTCGATCACGCCGTGGCCTGTGTAGGCGTGAATGAAACGCGGATGCGGTCCGATCTCGGACTGAAATCCCAGATGCTTGGCAATATTTCCCTCCCGCATGCGGAACAGGATCACGTCGCCGACCGCTGCCGGATGACAGTCCTTTTCTCGAAGCCATCGCCGTGCGACCGCAAGCAGAACCTCCTGTCGCGAAGGTTCCGCCCAGTCAGCCGTGTAGGCGGGAACGGGTTCCGGTTCGTCGCCATGGATTGCCCGCCAGACGCCGCGTAGCAACCCAAGGCAATCTGCGCCGGCCCCCCGGACACTTGCCTGATGCAGGTATGGCGTGCCAAGCCAGAGCCGCGCCTCCGCAATGATCTGCTCGCCAACCGTCATGCGCCACCACCGCCCGACCGTCGCGCTCTGCCATTCGGGCGACCGGGCACCGGATATGAGGCAAGCCAGTCTTCCCCCGGAATATGTGGAAATCCGCGAAAATTCAGAAAGTTCGCATATTTCACCCGACAAGTGGTCGCGGATTTGTCGCATCCCGCATGAATGCGCACCCTGTCTCCGGCAGTGATCGGTGCCCGCAACGATTGCCACAGTTCGATCCGGCGCTGCTCCCTGTCCTGCCGGTCGATCTTCACGACACCAACCAGCCCGGCCGCTGCGCCATTGATGACAGAGAACCGTCCGTCTTCGAACCAATGCTCATCGAAGCTCGCGAAGTCGCGGAAGGTGAAGACCCTGCCGTCGTCAACAGCATCGACCGTAACCTCAGCGAAGTATCCCGGTTGGGTCAGGTCAAAACGGCATCGACCATCTCCCAGCACTGCTGAACACCCAGGGGTATAGGCCATTCCCTGCGGTTGGTTCAGAAGCTCGGTCAGGCCACGCAGCTCGGCCCGGAAGCTGCCATCAACGCGAGATATCTCGCCCAGACTGCCGCGGAACTGAAGCAGGAAGTCCTCTTGTGCAGCCCAGTTGACCAGATAGGCCTGAACCTCTGCGCCATCGAAGCGACCGGCGGTCAGGTCGTCCTCGGTTATCGCGGCAGCGCTCAGGGCGCCGAAGGCCTCGCTGTTGTCAACCGAAAGCCCGGTCGTTTGCTGCAGCGCTCGCGCCGTCATGCCGGTGTCGGCCCGACAGGCCACTCCATCCACGACAAGATCCCGATCATGATCGGTAAATCCAAGCACCAGCCCATCCCGGCGCCGCACGGTCCAGGCGCGGCAAACCGTGGTGGACCCGGTTGCAAGATGCGAAAGCAGGGCTTCCTTGCTCACAGCCGCACCTCCACAACGGGAACACTGGGGACATCCCCGGCATGGAACGACGCGGCAGACGTCTGGATCGCATCCGTGTCAAAACGGACCGGCACGTCAAATTCAAACCCCGCCGTCACGCGGGTTCCCAAATCCGGCGCAAGGGTGAAGGTCACTTCACCAGTTTCCGGGCTCACCATGAACTCAAGCGAGTCGATCTTCGGGTCGCCGGCCACGGCCACTACCACGGTGCCGAGAACCGGCTTGCGGATCGGACGGGAATAGCCTTGCTGTCCCGACACATAGGTCTTCTGCAACTGAAAGACGGTTCGCTCGCCGTCGCCGGTGCCGATCAGCTGGTCGTCGGCTGCCGGTGTCGCCAGAGGCGCGCAGGACTTGAAGTCAGACCAGTCTTTCCACCGAAAACCGTGCAGCTGCCCGGCGCGGGCTCGAAGAAGGCGATCAGAGTCTCGATATCGTTCAGCGACCGCAACCCGACGCCCGCATCATAACGCCGACGGGAATGTTCCCAGGGCGTGTTCCGTTCTTCAAAGCCGTTCGCCAGCGTGACGATCTCGGTCCGCCGTTCGGGGCCGCCGACAGACCCGAAGCTCAGGTTCGCCGGAAAGCGTATCTCGTGAAATGCCATAATATCCTCACCGATTGCGCTGACCGCGCGACAGGGCGCGGCTGACCTGGGCGGCAACCTGGGACTGGCTGCGCTGGAAGCCCTGCACGTCCGGCGTCGTGATGTTCATCACCACGTTGACCGCCCTGCCCCCGCCTGCCTGCACCCCCAGCCGACCATCCGGCCCCCGGGCCAGCGGCATGATCGCCTCCGGACCGGCCTCGCCCATCAACCCACGCCCACCCCGCATCGGGAAAGTGGTCGGCGCGCCGACGATCCCGCCATTGGCAAAGGGCATCCCCGCGCCCATCACGCCTGCCACGCCCTGCGCTAGAAGGCCGCCCAGCGCGCCCGTCACCGGCTTGATCGCAATGGAATAGACCGTATCGACGATGGTGTTCGCCACCGACTTCAGCGCGTCGTTCAGCTTCATCCCGTCGAAGACCAGCCCATCGAAGGCTTTCCGCAGCCCGCCGCTGATCCCGCTCGACAGCGTGTTCACCTCGCGGCCGGTGAAGATCATCGTCTCCCGCATCCGCGACAGCTCCCCGTCGAACGCCGCCACCATCGACACCGATGACCCCATCTGCGCTTCAAGCGCCTGAAGCTGCTCCTGCATCGTTCCGATATCCGCCATCGCCCTGATCCTTCCTCACATCCGGGAACGCCGCCGCCAGTTCTGCCAGCCGCGCGCGTGTCAGGGGCGGGACCAAGCCCTCCCGCCCCAGCATGATCTTCAACTCCACGGGCGTAAGACGCCAGAAGACCACCGGCTCCAGCCCCAGCCCATGCAGGCCCGCCTGCATCAGCCCGCGCCAGTCGATGCCACTCATGACTCGCCCGGCAGCGAGAACGCCCGCGCCAGCAATTCCGCCGCCGCCCGCGCCGCCTCGACCGGACCACCGCCGATCTCGACCCGCAGAAGGTCCGAGGCCGAACCCTGCCAGCCACCGCCACGAAGGCCCGCGACGATCAGCGCCAATACGTCCCGCGTCGAAAACTGCCGCTCCTCGAACCGCTGCACCAGATCCAGCAGCGACCCCGTCTCCAGCGCCTCCTCCAGCTCGGCCAAAGCGCCAAGCGTCAGCTTCGCCGCATGACGCTGGCCATCCAGCCAGATCGCGACCTCGCCTGCCCAGGGGTTCGCCATCTCAAAGCGCCGTGAAGGTCATCGCCCCCGCCGAGGCCATGGCCATCTCGTAGCTCGCCTCGTCGTTGTGGCTGCCGGAATACTCGATCGAGGTGATCTGGAACGGCCCCTCGATCACCCCGAAACTCGGGATCACCACCTGGAAGTCCGGGATCTCGCCGTTGAAGAACACCTGCCGCGCGCGTTCGTCGGTGTTCTCGTCCCGAAACACCCCCGACCCCGAGATCGCCGCCGACTTCACGCCCGCCCCGGCAAGCAGCTCGCGCCAGCCACCCTGGCTTTCCAGGCTGGTGACATCCACCGATTCCGTGTTGAAGCTGATCCGCGTCGCCCGAAGCCCCGCGATGGTGACGAACTGGCCGTCCCCCGTCTGGTCGATCTTGATCAGCAGATCCTTGCCGCTTTGCACAGCCATGTTCGCTCTCCGTGTGAAGGGTGTTGGGCGGGCGCTACAGCTGCACGCGCGCCCGGAAAGTCAGGTCGATCCGCCGCGTCTCGCCTTCTTCGATCCGGCGCGCCGAGGCCCGGACGAAGAACAGGCTCACCAGCTGTCCCCGGTTCAAGCTCAACGGCGCCCCGATCAGCGCATCCGAAATCTCGGCGGCGATGGTCTTGATCGACAGAAACCCGGTCGCATCGGTGATCACGCTGATCACCAGCTGATGCTCGGCCCCCGCGCCCGACTTGTCGGACTGGTCGCGCGCCTCCTCCGGGCCGATCAGCACGAAGGTCCCGGTGACGTTCGGCGGCACTGCGTCGTAGATCGCCACGCCCGTCAGGGCAGGCCAGCCCGACAACCGCTGGAAGACCGCCGTCTGCAGGGCGGGTGCTGCACCATAGCTCATTTCGGCACCTCCTCGCGGGCAAAACAGGTCAGGTAGCGGCCGAACTGGTCGCGCTCGGTCACCGCCTGGATCAGGAACAGCCGCGTTCCTTCCCGGAACCGCTGTCCGGCCTTCGGGCGGGACGGAGACCCCGTCGGTGTCCCCCGCACCGTGATCCGGTAGGGCACCGCCGACAGCATCCGCTCCTCGCCCAGAGTATCGCTGCCGGAACCTGGCAGAACCCTCAGCCTCTAGAATGAACCGCAACACCTGAGGATGGAGAGGGGGTTGCGATGGAGAGGCGGGGGCGGCATCTGGACGGTGCGGAGCGGGCGGTGATCTTTGCGGAGCATCGTCGGGGCACGAGCCAGCGGGAGATCGCGCGGCTTCTGGGCCGGTCGGCGAGCACGATCTGCCGGGAGCTGGCGCGGGGGCGGGTGTCACCCGGATCGGAGGGCGGATCGGGGGCTGGCTCGGGGTCGGGGTACTGTCCGCAGGCCGGTCAGCGCAGCTATGACCGGCGGCGGTTGCGCTGCCGACCCCGGCGCAAGCTCTTCCCGGGCGGGGCGCTGTGGCGCGTCGTCTGGCACCGCCTGGTCAAATTCCGCTGGTCGCCCGAGCAGATCGCCGCGACACTGCG